TGTGGATTGATATCCATGGAGATGATATTCGCCACCAGGATAGGCTTCAACCCATTCAATGATGGCGATCGGAGCATAATCGCTGTTGTCTAACATAGTTGTCCAAGACACCACAACTTGACACCAGTCTTCAGGCGGTGGCCAACATTGTCGTTTTTGCACGTTCGTATACCTGCTCACTGGCCAAATTCTTGCCTTTGCTTTCGCATTGTATATCAAACTGATCCCAGAATGTCAATGCCCAGTCAGTCACTGACTCGTTCCAATAAAAATCGCTGTGTGCCCGTAGCTTTTGTTTCTTGTGACCTGTTTCTAACAGTACAGCATGATCAGGTGGTGTCTTTGCACAATGGCCAACCAGGACATCTTCTCGACTGATGCTGTAATGTAATGCAGGTCGCACACCACGCCACGATTCAATTATGCCCAGAACTCTATCGTCGGTGGGTTTGATATATTCTCCGGTTCTGATCCAGTGATGGTGTAGGTCCAACACAAGGGCACAGTCTCCAGCAAGTTCAAGGCTGGCGTCGATGCCCCAGGACATTTCGTCGTTTTCGATTGTGATGCAGTTTCGTGCTTCGGGAGATAACCGTCGGAGGGCAGACCGGATACCGGCGGGACCGCGTTTACCCGATATGTGTACATTGATTTTGAAATCCTGGAAGGATTTACCGTAGCCCATGAATCGTGCCATGTCAGCATGATATTCAAATTCCTCTATGCTTCGCTCTACTATCTCGTCAGCTTCGCTTGCCAGAACACAAAATTGTCCAGGGTGGAAGCTGAGTCGCACATCCAGTCGCCTGGCTGTTTCACCTATGGGTGCAAATATGCGCTCAAGATGGTCTTGTATTTCTTGCCGTTGCCACCAGGCTTTCCACGAAGGTTCAGTGTAGCCCTGTAGCATTTCACTGCCTAATCGAACCATCCTACGTTCAGGTGGTAACGTGGCCACACGCTCGATCAACTTGACCGCGGCAGTAGTATTGTGATTCATGATGTCCCACTGCCGTTGTTCGGCTTCAAGCGGATGCTCACGCAACCAACGCATGGTAGTTGAACGCCCGTTAAGGTCCCGATCCACTGCATTCACTTTCATGCCGCCACATTCGGACGGATCATTGAGCCATTTGCAACAGAAACCAATTCTTTTTAGCATAGTGTCAAAGTAGGAGTTAAAACACTATTATACAATCTAATGCGACTTATGTCAACTACCTTGTGTCCCAGTCATACCAACCGGTCAAGATATATTTGGCTTGACTGTATACCGGATTACCTCGGTGTATGTGCGTGGGTCCAGCGGGCCAAAGTACAATGGTGCCTTCGGTTGGAACTAACCGTTTGCCCTGGTAAAGGAATTCGGTTTCGGCTTCTCCAGCAGGCATGTCATTGAGATAGATCATCCAGACCAATTGTCTAACCAAACGTTCAGGATTGTCGCTTTCGTAGTGCCAGACATGGTAACCACCCAAAGGCAAGGTCCTTTGCAGTTTCAAATCGTATTTGTTGGACAACGGCATCATTTTGAACTGTCCAAATTCTTCAATGTATTCTAACAATGAGCTGTGTAGATATTCTAATATGTCATCACATAGGCCGCATTGATTGAAGTTTTCATTTTGTAAAAAGATAGCAAGATCTCTGCGACCCAGGTTTGACGAATCACTAAACTGTGTGGCATTATTAAACACAACTTCTTTGTGCGTAGGGTTATCGATAATATCTTCAAAGGCCTCTATAGCACGCTGACAAAGACGTTGCGGAACTTTGTTAGACCATACCCTAATAAAATCTTCCATGTTTATTCAGATAATAATTCTAGCACATTAGACATGGTGTCTTGTGTTAGGTTTGATAAATCAGCCATAGCTGGATGTATGTCGCCTGGGTGATCTATTAGTACCCATTGTATTTCAGGGTTGTCTTTGATGGCCTGCATGGCCAATCCACGATGATGTTGCGCCTGATGTTCCACCATGCGATCTGAATTACGTGGTTGTTCGGTAAAATCAAACCCTACTAGTAAAACTATATCACTGCGACTTGCAGCCAAATGCATAGCCACTATCTCTTCTTTACGATCTAGATCATGGACAAAATCGCCTTCGTAAAGTTGTACTCCTAGTGGACGATCCAGGGCCACGTATGTGGAGTTAGGTATAAAAAAATTACAAGCGGCCTGGAATGCTCGTTTGAGCAGTTCATCAACCTTGGCTGGATCGTGACAGATCACGTTGTCGGTTTGATAAGCACGCCAGGTGCGCCAACTGCCCCAAAAGCTACCAATGTGTTTGAGAGGCTCCAGTTCCTGTGTAGGATCTAATACTACGCTATCTGCTAATACCCAACTAATATTCAATTCTTTCTCCTTGTGTCTAATGTCACGCAGTGGAATCCACCGCCTAGTGTTCTTGAGTGCGTGAGAGTCAATGGGATCACTGTAAAATGCCAATTTTCCAAAGTTTCAATTAATCCTGTTTGTGCAGCATCTACAATCACTGTTTCAGGATCTAGCACCAGCATATTTAATCCTATCCATTTTGATGCATAGGGATATTGATAAAAGTCCTGTGCCACAACATCGTGTACATAAATCTTGTGCCAATCTTGAAATGCTTGTGGACAGTTATCGTGATGTACCCGACTGCCATTTAATAAGACCAGTCCTTCACGCAATGGTACGATAGTACTGTCAATATGCACACCTGAATAAAAATTACACAGCTCTATAGTAATTTCTGGAAATTGTTCACACAACCATTCGTACGCGGCACGGTTACCACTGTTGCTTTCCAAGAACAACCAAGTGTCATCAAGCCTACACACATTGGCTGCATCCAGGATCATGCCTGAATCTCTAGGCATGGTGATGACTCTAGCATCGCCAATGACTTTTCGTAATGCTTCAATTTCTTGATTGCGGCATGGATACATCATGTTACAGTCTACTACTGTAGAGCCGGCAACAAGTAGTCGATCTCTAGGGCAATAATTGTACATGCCACCTAAAGCAACAAAGTCCACGGGTTCGGGTCTGCGCACTGTAGCTCCATACCGCACGATAGTTTCGGCTAGAATATCTAGTTCGTGGTTGGCTTCATCCACGATCCATTTGGGCACTGGTCCTGAAGGCACGGGCGTTTCTGTCCAGGCTGTGCGACTGGACTCGGTGGCAAACACCGGATCGGTTGTGGGCCAATTGGCATTGGTAGCCGACCCTACCACAATCTCTTCGAGTGGGCTCCACTCGTCTCTTGAATCGATCATACCCATCCTGTTATCTGTAATGTATATCTAGGATCCAAGCCTAGATTTGCAGCCATGTGTTTGGTATCATAGCACCATTCTACTACGTCACCGGCCGACCAATTCACAAATGGCTTACCTTCGTATTCGGCGTAATGTCCCGACTGCCAGTCTTGTAAGAATATTATAGCACGATGTATACAGTGTTCGCGACCTTGGAGATTGAATATTTCAACATATCTTTTATACAAGTCGCCGTGTGTGGGCAATACTGTGCCAGTGTTCATGCGATAGTAACTGGTGCCAATATCTTTCCAGCCTTTGGCGGCAAAGTGGTTAATGAATTGTGCGTTCCAAGCAGGCTGGCGATGGCGCATATCGCACATGTCTCCAGTGAATCGACTAGGGTATCCAAGTGTTGTCCATTTGGTCAACAACTCAACATCATTGAATGACTCATTCACATAGTCAAGATCTTGATATTCAAGATCCCAAAAAACTTTGATTTTATAGTGTGTGATCATTTTTTACTCAGGTGGAAATATTGTGTAAATAGATTCAATGAGTATTCCTTTAGACCGATTGTATCATTTCATTGAATCTGTAGCCCAAGATATCTTCCAGGACCGTGTTATAATTTATCATTTTTATCCTCATGGGTCAAAAAACTTCCTTGATATAACACCATTGTATACAAATGCTTATATAAATTCTGCTATATATCCACACTTGTATTGCAATGACCAAGAACCACTTGATTATGATTATTATGAAACGGTAGATAAACATGTTACTCGCTTTCGTCCTGTAGGAAACCTACAAAGATCAAGATCAATTTATGATCAGGTTATAATATTACACAGCGAAAAACGTGGTATAAATGTTGAGAAATATAGCCGTGCTCCATTTATACCTGTGTATTATTGGAGTCATGCCATTATAGCACTGGATTGGTTTCGATATGCTAAACATATCACATTATCTAAAAAATCTAATAAAATTTTTCTTGTATATAATCGTGCCTGGTCTGGAACTAGAGAGTATCGATTAAAATTTTTAGATTATCTGATCCAACAAGATATACACCAGCACTGTTTGACCTGGGCAAATCCTGTTGCAGAAGGAATACATTATTCTGATTATGCATTTAAAAATGTACAATGGAAGCCCACTTGCATTCTTGAAGATTATTTTCCAGAATCCATTGCTGATAGTAATTATAGTGCCGATTTTGATTTAAATGATTATAATGCTACTGACATTGAAATCGTATTAGAAACTTTATTTGATGACGATCGACTACATTTAACTGAAAAAAGTTTAAGACCCATTGCTGTTGGGCAACCATTTATTCTGATAGGAACGCACGGCAGTTTAGAATACTTACGCGGTTATGGATTTAAAACATTCAGCAGTGTTTGGAACGAAAGTTATGATGTCATAGTTGATT